GAGTATTTGATTCAAGAAGGTAATCTTGATCATATTATGATGTTTAGTATCTTTTCTTTACCTGATGATTATCATAGAAGAGACTATATTATGCGTTTGGCAGTCGCACTTAAAGTTAAGTTGCATTTTGCTAACGAAGAGTTTGTATTAGATAGTTGGGAGATGCTAGATAAGATAGAGTATTTAAGAAACTTCACCAACGATTGGAGTAACCCAGTATATGAGAGTTCAAATATGGCACTCCCCACAACTAAATGAATGGCGGTGGTCCCTATATACTAAAAGATATTCTCCCAAGGGAGCATGCCACCAAGAGACTGGTAGTAGAAAAGAAATTCGAGAAGCAATGAATGACGTAGCAACTACGATTGAGCATTTGATCGAGTTACGTGAAAAGGGTGGTGATTCTGAGGGTATAAATATATAACATATAAAGATTTATCTCGTATAATAAAATGGGTCTTAGTCGCTTAGATAATTTTCTGAAGAACAGTCGTGGAGATATTCTTTACGTTGATCCTTCAAGTATAGACTCAACCGATAGTATTGAGAATCAAGGTAACTCCTTAGTAAGACCCTTTAAGACTATTCAAAGGGCACTTATTGAGGCATCTAGATTTTCATATCAAAAGGGGTTGGACAATGATAGGTTCAGTAGAACCACTATCATAGTATATCCAGGTGAGCATGTTATAGACAACCGTCCAGGTTGGATACCTATTCATGATAATCCTTTGTCTGGTAATAACTGGATGACAAGGGGTGGATCTGGATCTAATGGGTTGACAGAATTTACATTAGATACTAATTTTGATATTGATAGCGACGATAATGATCTCTATAAGGTGAACTCTGTCTTCGGTGGAGTTATTATCCCTCGTGGTACTTCTATAGTTGGAAGAGATCTTAGAAAGACTAAAGTTAGACCAAAATTTGTTCCAAACCCAGAAGACGGAACGATTGATTCAACATGCTTGTTTAGAGTTACAGGTACATGTTACTTTAACCAGTTTACATTTTTTGACGCAGATCCCAATTCTTTAATATTCCAAGATTATGGCAACAATAAGTTCGTACCTAATAAATCACATCACAAGCTTACATGTTTTGAATACGCTGATGGTGTTAACAGTGTTAAGTTTGCTGACTCTTACTTAAACTATAATACAACAAGAACTGATCTTGATATGTATTATCAGAAGATCGGTTTACTTTATGGAGCTTCTAGTGGAAGAGAGATTAGTCCTGACTTCCCTAATAGTGCTGTAGATATTCAAGCAAAAATTGATGAACACCGTATTGTTGGATCACAAGGACAAAATATTGGTATTAGTAGTATCAAGGCAGGTGATGGTAGTACATCATCTACTGAAATTACAGTTGATATTACTGAAGGAATTAAAGGACTTGATGTTGATACTCCAATCAGGATCGAAGGAGTTCCTGTTGGTGGATATAACGGATCATTTGTTATTAATAAGGTAGAAAGTGATAGTAGAATTAAATATAATGTATCTTCTCCTCCTTCAAACGCACTTCCTAACATTGTAAGTGGATCACCAACACTTAATATTGTTGTTGATACAGTTACTTCTGCTTCTCCATATATCTTTAACTGTTCATTAAGATCAGTTTATGGTATGTGTGGACTCCATGCTGATGGATCAAAGGCAGATGGATTTAAATCTATGGTTGTTGCCCAGTTCACTGGTATAGGACTACAAAAAGATGACAATGCATTTGTTAAATACAACCCCACATCTGGCGTTTACGAGGACTCTACTGCTGTATCTAATTTACACACAGATTCAAGAGCACTCTACAAACCCTCCTACACTAACTTCCATATTAAAGCATCCAATGATGCGTTTTTACAATTAGTATCTACGTTTGGTATTGGTTATGCTAATCATTTCGTAGCAGAGAGTGGTGGTGACCATTCTATTACCAACTCTAACTCTAACTTCGGTTCGAGAGCAATTGTTTGTAAAGGATTTAGGGCAGATGCCTTCGCAAGAGACGATACTGGATATATTACACACTTTATCCCTCCACAAAAGATTGATAGTAAGGATATAGGTATAGAATTTTTACCTGTTGATGTTGATAAGACTGTTAGTGTTGCTAACTCATCGAGATTATACTTATATAATAGATTTAACTCTGCTGAACCACCAAATACAGTACTAGAAGGTTATAGACTTGGTGCTGCAAAGAATGATGATCTAAAAGCAATCTTTAATATTAATGGTATTCCAGTTACTAAGAAGTCTAGGATAATTCTTCCTGAGACTCAGGGTACTGGTGCAAAAGAAGTAAGTTCTATTAAGACAACTACTGTTGGTAGGAATAATATTGGTATTAACAGTATTACTTCTAATATCTTTACTTTAACTGATAGTCACCAGTTTATTAATGGTGAATCTGTTAGAGTAATGAGTGATGATGGTGAACTTCCAGATGGTATAGACCATAACACAGTTTACTTTGCAATTACTTCTGGTATTAATAGTGACCAAGTTAAATTAGCACAGACCTTAAATGATACTATTAGTTTAGCACCTGTATCTGTTAATAGTAAGGGTGGTATTTTAAGTATTGAGTCTAGAGTATCAGATAAAGGATCAGGTGATATTGGTCACCCAGTTCAATATGATTCTTCTATTGGTCAGTGGTATGTTAATGTAAGTACTACTAGTAACGAGATTTATGATTCTGTTGTAGGTTTAGGAACATCAACTTTAGGTCAAGCATCTCCACGAACATTTATAAGCAGGAAACCTGATGCTAGATCTCTAGATGATAGGATCTATAAGGTAAGATATGTTGTACCTAAAGATTCTACTGTATTATCTAAACCGCCAAGCGATTCATTTGTTATTCAAGAATCTAGTTCTACTGTAGGATTAACTGATGCTGAAGTACTTAAGTATAATAGTATTGATCCAGTTCAGATTAGTAATACTTCTGAATTAAGGAAC